AAAGGTGATTTACACTCTGCGCACATGTTAGCATGGGCAAAAAACCTAAAAACGCTTTACTACTTACGTAGTGAGGCAATTTCAAGAGCAGACAATGTAACTACTGAAGCAAAGAGAGAAATCATATTTGAACAAGAAGAATGTCTAAGTTGTGAGGGATAAAGATGAGTTTATTAAAAGAAAGAGAATATTATAAGCCTTTCCAGTACCCGTGGGCATTTGAGAATTATAAGAAACAACAACAAATGCACTGGATGCCGGACGAAGTGCCGCTACAGGACGATATTAAGGATTATAAAGAAAAATTAAGTGAAGGCGAAAGGACGTTATTAGATAACATCTTTAAGTTTTTCACTCAGGCAGATGTAGATGTGTGTGGAGGCTATGCCCAGCACTACTTACCTACATTCAAACAGCCAGAAGTAAGAATGATGTTAGTTGCTTATGCATCTATGGAGGCAGTCCATCAGGAAGCATATTCCCTTCTACTAGAAACTTTAGGTAAGTCGGAAGACATGTACCAAGAGTTTTTTGATATTGGCGCTATGATGGAGAAACATGAGTATCTACAAGATTTCAACATGGAAACTCCATATGACATGGCAAAAACAATGGCAGTATATAGTGCGTTTACAGAAGGAGTACAGTTATTTAGTAGCTTTGCTATTCTTCTTAACTACCCAAGACATAACTTAATGAAAGGAATGGGACAAATTGTTACATGGAGTATTCGTGATGAATCACTACATGTAGAAGGTTTGTCAAAACTATTCAGAACTTTCATGCAGGAAAATCCCGAGTTATGGACTGATAAGTTAAAATACGAGATATATTGTGCCGCTGAAAAAACAGTAGAGTTAGAAGATAACTTTATTGACATTTGCTTTGATAAAGCAGATGTACCTGATTTAACTGCAAAAGAAGTCAAAGAATATATTAGATATATTGCTGACAGAAGGTTACTAGGTATCGGTATGAAGAAAATATTTCATAGTACAGAAAACCCATTACCTTGGATTGACATGCAAGTCAACGCAGTTGAGCATACCAACTTTTTTGAAAACCGTGCTACCGAGTATGCTAAGGCGAGTACACAAGGAAATTGGCAGGATATATTCAAATGAGCGAAGAAATTCAAACAATCACTATTGATGGAACTGAGTACGTAATTGACCAGTTAAGCGAAGACCACAAGTCTATAGTAAACCATATTCAAGTAGCGGACATGGCATGTCAGCAGAAGCAGACAGAAATTGCAATCTTAACTACAGGAAGACAGGCTTACATTAACCAACTTGGGGAAGAACTTAGCAAGGAAGACAAGGGATTCACTCCAGAAATAGTAAACAATAGTAGTACCTAATGCAAATCTTCATAGGGTATGAAGAAAATCACCCGGAAATGTATGATGTGTGTAAGGCGAGTATCGAAAGATTCTCGTCTTTGCATACTATACGTCCGTTAAGAAAAACAGCGTTACAGGATATTGGTGCGTACGCTAGACCTTTTCAGGGCGAAGCTACGGACTTTGCTTTCACTAGATTTCTTATTCCGTTTTTGGCAGACTACTCTGGTTATGCTCTATTTTGTGATGGAGATTTTATCTGGAGATGTGACCCAGCAGAATTAGAACAGTATCAAAGTGAAGAGCATGACGTTCACGTAGTAAAGCACCCTGAACTTATTACAAAACAAAACATCAAAATGGACGGCAAAGTAAATCGTCCATATCCTTACAAATACTGGTCATCTTTAATGTACATCAACTGTGATGAAATGGAGATAGACCCCGACTATGTAAACAAAGCCCCAGCGGGTGATTTGCATGGTTTCAAATGGACAGACAAACCTATCGGTAGTCTGCCCGCAACTTATAACAATATGGTAGGGTATTATGATATTCACAACCCAAAGGCAGTTCACTTTACAGATGGCGGACCGTGGTTGAAAGGATATGAAAATGTACCTTATGCAGATGAATGGAGGGCTGTCCTTGAAGAAACAAGACGATCAACATAGTTTCCTAGCACATAGGAGAAAGCAAGAAGCAGACCACCACAACAGGCTATCTAACGAAGAGCTAAACCCCATAAATTCAATACTTACAGTCGAAGTAAATACTACCGAACTTTGTAATCGAACTTGTGTGTTTTGCCCGAGACATGACCCTGAAGTTTTTGGGAACAGAAACTTGCATATGACTCCGAAAGGAGCAGCAAGGATTGCCGAAGAACTTGCACGTAATGACTATCGTGGGAAGATCTCTCTTAGTGGTTTTGGAGAAAATTTACTCAATCCACAGTTTCGAGAAGTAGTTAAAAGTTTTAGAACACATCTTCATTCCAACATAATCGAGTGCAATACTAATGGGGATAGATTAACGCCTAAGTATGCAAGTGACCTTTTTGAGAATGGTTTATCCTTGCTATACATTAACCTGTATGACGGTGCGCATCAGACGTACACATTCGATAAAGTTATGAAGGATATTCCAGGAGACAGGTACAAATACCGAATGCACTGGAGTATGAAAGATCATGGTCTCATTCTCAATAATAGAAGTGGGACAATAGACTGGCTGGGCATAGAGGAGAGCGATATCAAATCTTTGCAAGGAAAGCCATGTCATTATCCTTTCTACAAGATGTTTGTAGACTGGAACGGAGATGTTCTGTTTTGCTCTAACGACTGGGGTAGAGAACATATAGTAGGAAATTTATTAAACGACACGCTAATGAATGTCTGGTTTGGCAAACCAATGAAGAAAATTAGACGTAGACTAGCAAAAGGGGATAGAAGTCACTCACCATGTAATACGTGTAGTGTAGATGGCTCTCTATTTGGAAAACAATCATTCGATATGGTACAACAATATGAGAATAGCAATAACAGGTAGTACAGGACTCGCAGAAGCTATAGCGGGTGCATTACGTACTGTAGAAGATAACATAGTAACTCCTAGGATAGACGATATTGTCATGAATGGGACAAATTGGTTTGGGTTTGATGCAGAGAATCCAAATCATGTAGACGTTCTAATTAACCACGCCCATAGAGGGTTTGACCAAACAAGAATACTTGAGATAGCTTATAGAGCTTGGAAAAAAGATAGTAGTAAGTATATAATCAATATATCCAGTAGAGCTGCAGAACCAAATATTTCACAGGGGTATATGTATGCCTCTCAAAAAGCTTCTCTCAATCATCTCTCTAGCAATCTTACCTATAATAGTGACAAACGCTGCAGAATAACAACAATCAATCTCGGGCTACTAGAGAACGCAGATGTTCCTTCTGTAAAACATAAAGAAGTGGCAGATATTGTCAAATGGCTAATTAGAATGGCAGAATTTACAGAATTAGAAGTACCGGAGATAACAGTACAAAACAGGGCAAATTATAGAGATGTTCAATCAGATAAAGAAGCAATCAGGGATTTAGAATGGCTACTGCAGAATTAGTACTAGGATTACTAGAAAATAAAAATGTTGTCTTAGTAGGAAACTCAGTAGAAATTTTAAACTACAAGAAAGGAGAATTCATTGACAGTCATGACGTTGTTATACGTATGGGAAAAGGGTTGCCTCGTGAGAAGCATTTGTTACAGTTGGGTACTAAAGTGGATATATGGGCGACCGGATTCTTAAGAGCCCAACAATTAGCTGAACGTCCTAACTTAGAGAACGTACCAAAACTACTGAATCGTACACGAATAAATCTTAATAGCGCTAAAGAATTGGATAAAGCATTGATTGGAGAGTTCCACACAATGTTTACTGATGCAGAGTTACTTGATATTTATAATGAATTTGGGTATGAGAATAACGTACTATTAGGAAGACCATCTAATGGATTCATAACCTTACTATGGCTAATAAAGAAAGCATGGGTTTGGAAGAGTCTTACTCTTGTTGGTTTTGACTTCTTTGCCAAAAAAGCCCCATTTAAAGTAGGTGCAGCTTACCCGAATAGTTGGCATTTGCCTAGAAATACAGTTGATGAGATTCCTCACAACGTCCCCGCAGAAAGAGAGTACGCTTTAGAAATGTCCCGCAATGGGATTATTAAGTGGGAAATTCTTTCTGACCTAAAAGAAGAAATCTTAGAAGATTAAGTATCTTTTCGACTGAATAGTCGTATAATCTGTGTTGAAATTTTTGACTCTTTGATTGATTGCGTGACGCAATATAGCCAAAGTTTAAACATTTGTTTTTCAGTTAAAGTAATCATATATAATTTATCCTATTATATCTTGCCTAGCAAGTACCCTGCTTCTACTATTTTTCGTAAATATTTTTTCTGCTTATCAGCTTTCTGTAAGATTCGCTCATTAAACCCTTCCCTTCTTCGGTTAATTGGGATTTCATCGATAAGTTTACTCCACATATCCCAAGGTACAGCCATATAGAATAACGTTGGCAGTTGATGGTACTCTATAAATAGCTCTGCAGTATCCATGCTCAACGAAAATGCTTTTCTCATCATAACATTATGGTTTATAGTGTCTTTAGGTCCAATAGATTCTTTCTTAATTAGTTCATCAACATTCATATCAAAGTACATAGGCATATACCCATGATTACTTTCTTTTAGATATTTAAACATTTCATCGTTGTTAGCTGAAAGAATGTATGAGTCTGTCTTATTCAGAAACTCACCCGAGCCTGGTATTTGATATTCATTTGCTTTTCCATTTATTAGGAACATCTGATGAGGGTTACATGCCTTAAACTTTTTCCAGTTTACTAACATAAAGTCTAGTTCATGGTCGTCTTTCTTTGCTTCTAGCCCTAGTATCTGGTAATAATTACCATAGAATTTGTGGTCAAAGTACTGGTGTTTTCTAGAGAAATAGACTACTCTATCCCCCATTTGTGAGACAGTTGGAATATTCTTTCCAATATCTCCATTAAATATCCTACAACCTTTTGTATGTACTATAACTCTTTCTATTGGGCCACCCGGTGGTTGTTTGTCTTTCCAATGTTCTCTGAATTGAGATAAGACTCTAGCCATTCTATGTGAGTTTTTACCCTTGAAAGAATATGGAGTCTGATAGCTATGAACTTCTCTAAAGTTTGCTAGTGCCCACCTAATAGTTGGCTCCATATTTTCGATAAGTAGACCCCTCCTATTAAATAGGTGAATTCGGAAGTTTTCGTCATTCTTCAGTAAAGAAGCAAGAGTAAACTCAGTATTTATTTCCTCTACGAGGATTATTATATCTATCATTTTAATGTATATTCCCAAAATTGTTCGAGATATCTCTCGACACGTTCCTCTGCATCATCGTCATAATGAAACACTATGCCAGATCTTTTACTAGAAAGTATCTTTAAAAGTGCAGTTCTAGAACCGCAGGATTTTCCCGCTATTCCTTGATAAATTGCCTCGTAAGTTAAATGATTCTTCTCTCTAGCTACTCTAGGAGTTGCTATTGAATGAATATTTTTACCTAGAAGCAGTCCTTCTATGCCCATCTGACTATTTGGGCAAAATGCTAAGTCAGTACATTTTGCAAGTATCTCTGACCCACCATACTTTTTATTTAATACCTTGTCAGCGCCATAACGTTGCTTATATTTAGCAACCCATATGTGTGCCGTAATAGGGTGTGGCTTAACTATAAAACCTTCTTTAACCTTTTGGTCAAGTTTCTTCCAATCCATTACATTCTTTCCGCCTTGTATTAAGTTACTACCTGGTGGAAACACTACTTTGTCGTATGTCTCATGATTTATTTGTAATGAATACTTGTTTCCTAGATTATCAATAATTTTCTGTATTCTTTCTTCGTCTATCTTAATATCGGAATCAGCAATACTATGCATTATTCTATCATTTATCTTTATAGTGTTAACACGAATAAAGATTCCATCTCCTAGAAAATCAGTATATAAGAAGTTTCTAATAGTTCTTATTTCATTTGTATTATACCAAAGGTCAAATTCAAACTTTACATTTCTATGAGTCTTTGGTAGTACCCTTCTTTGAAACTCTAGCATTGTTGCCAGCCTTTCTTTAGGTGGCATACAACTTCCAGATTTCATAAAGTGCGTTGGAACATCACCTAATTCTTCGTTTGTTGATAAAGCATCTAAAGCCATTAGTTTGCCTTTATTGCTTGTGATAGTTTCCAAACTTGAGCTTCGAGATCTTTTATTCTTTCCTCGTTCTCTCCTATCGTATCAAAGAGAGCCGACATTAGGTTCTCCATTTTTCTGTTAATATACTCGGGCGTAATCTCATCTTTACGATAATTTTTAGTCCAATGCTCTTTCTTTTCTTGTGGTTTAGGCTGTGCCATATTTTAGCTCCATTGTGATCCGTCCCAATATGAGGCACCGATGTCTGAAGCGCTTGATACTTCAGTATCGAATATAGTCCCAGCTTGTGACGCTGTTATTCTTTCAAAGATATTTGTAGCTGTTGCAGTTGCAATAGTTGTCAAATGTTCTGTGGTTATTGTTGTATCTGTCACCCTAGTAGTACCAAACGTACTAGTAGTATCTCTAGTGGTGGAGAATACTGACCCTGTTGTGCTAGAAGTTTCAAACGTTGTTGAAGTCGATCTAGTAGTGTCAAAGTTACAAGTTGTAGACTTACTCGTTGAAGTAGCTCTTGAACTTGCTGTGCTAGTCGTAGTATCGAAAGTACAAGTAGTTGATTTACTTGTTGAAGTCGCTCTAGAACTAGCTGTTGTTGTTGTTGTATTAAAGGTACAAGTTGTATCTCTTGTAGTACCAGTTGCTCTTGAACTTGCAGTAGACTTAGTAGTCTCATATGTGCAAGTAGTTGTTTTACTTGTCGACGTAGCTCTAGAACTAGATGTACTAGTCGTAGTATTAAACGTACAAGTGGTTGACCTAGTAGTATCAGTAGCTCTGCTGGTCAATGTTCCTAATGTTGTAGCGTATACTGTGGCTGTTGACAACGTAGTTGAAGTAGCTCTTGAACTTGCAGTAGACTTAGTAGTGTTGTATGTACATACTGTAGACTTACTTGTTGAAGTAGATCTTGAACTTGCTGTCGTAGTAGTTGTGTTATACGTTGTAGAAGTAGATAAACTTGTTGAAGTAGCTCTTGAACTTGCAGTCGACGTAGTAGTATTAAACGTACTAGTTGTAGACTTACTTGTTGAAGTAGATCTCGAACTTGCTGTCGTAGTAGTAGTGTTATACGTAGTTGTTGTAGACCTACTAGTTGAAGTTGCTCTAGAACTTGATCTAGAAGTAGCAAAAGTCGTTTCATAAGTTGTAGTTCTAGCAGTATTTGTATTAAAGGTTGTAGTTACTACAATATTTGTTACCCTAGACGTACTAGTATTATAACTAGTAGATATTGAATCTACGTGTGTTACTTTACTTGTGTTAGTATTATAACTAGTAGATATTGAATCTACATTAGTTAGCTTACTTGTGTTAGTATTATAACTAGTAGCTATCGAATCTACATTAGTTAGTCTACTTGTATTAGTATTATATGAGGTGTTATTTGTTCCAGTAGTCGAGTTGGTAAACGCAGTATTATACGAAGTATTTGTGTTATTCGTATGTGCACCTGTGTTGTTAGTGAAAGTACTTTGGTAACTAGTATTTGTGCTATTTGTATGGGCACCTGTGTTGTTAGTAAACGTACTTTGGTAACTCGTATTCGTGTTATTTGTGTGAGCACCTGTGTTGTTAGTGAAACTTGTAGTATACGAAGTATTCGTATTATTAGTATGCGCTCCAGTATTGTTTGCAAACTGACAAGCATATGATGTATTCGTACTTCTAGTAGTGTTCGTAGCGTATGATGTATTCGTAGACCTTGTAGTATTCGTATTGTTAGTGTGTGCACCAGTATTATTTGTAAACGTACTTTGGTAACTAGTATTTGTATTGTTTGTAAAGGTACAAGAATATGATGTATTCGTTGAGTAACAAGTATTTGTACTATTAGTAAAGCCTGTGTTATTTGTATGCGCCCCAGTGTTTCTAGCAGTGTTCGTATTGTTTGTAAAGGTACAAGCATACGAAGTATTTGTACTATAACAAGTATTCGTACTATTAGTAAAGGTACAAGCATATGATGTATTCGTACTATAACTAGTATTCGTACTATTAGTAAAGGTACAAGCATATGATGTATTCGTTGAGTAACAAGTATTTGTACTATTAGTAAAGGTACAAGCATACGAAGTATTTGTACTATAACAAGTATTCGTACTATTAGTAAAGGTACAAGCATATGATGTATTCGTTGAGTAACAAGTATTTGTATTATTAGTAAAGGCACAAGCATATGATGTATTCGTACTGTAACAAGTATTTGTAGCTACTGTATTATTTGTGTTATTTGTATGTGCACCAGTATTATTTGTAAACGCAGTCGAATACGTAGTATTTACAGCCGGTTCTGTTGTTCTACTTGTTGGTAAGTCAATTGATGTCCAACCAATCTCAAAGTCAATATAAACCTCGTACGAAGTTATATAATTAGTAGTATAAGAGGTGTTCGTACTTCTAGTAGTGTTCTTTGCGGTGTTCGTAGCATAACTAGTATTTGTAGCAAACGAAGTATTTGTATTGTTTGTGTGTGCACCAGTATTATTTGTAAACTGTGTTTGGTAACTAGTATTTGTACTATTTGTGTGAGCACCTGTGTTGTTTGTAAAC